TTAAGTGGAGCCGAAGATGCGCTCGTAAGACCAGCCGTGACGACGGCGGCTATCCATCATTTCCCACGACCAGCCGATCCGTTCAGCAGCTTCGGCTTGCGTCATCCGTCCCCAAGGCGTTTCCATAAACACCGTGGATCGCCGATTTCGGATATTCTTCGTCGCGGTCGTCCAATGACAGTTGCCGGGGAAGTAGCCTTGATCGTTGTCGATCCGGTCGATTTGAAGCCCCGGCTTGAACGAAGGCTCCATATCGGAAACGAAGTTCTCAAAATCTTTCCACCGCTCACACACGGCGATGCCGCGCGCGCCGTATTTGCGCCAATCTGGATGGTCCGGATTCGAGCAGCGGCCAACCATATTGAGCCACCGCCGGTAGAGCGGATGCCGGGATGACATCGGTTTGATGCACCCGCACGATGTCGAATGGCCGCTCCGCAGCCCGCCAGCCTTCACCCCACGTTCCTGACCACAGTCGCATCTGCAAAGCCAAACGGCTTGTCGATCTGGTGCACGCTCAGGCATCAGATGGAGGATGGTCCAGCTACCAAAACGCTGCGACGACATGTCAATAACTTCTGGCAAAATCTAGATACCTGAACCGGGGATAAAACAAAGGACTCGATCGAATGCCACGCATAGATGTGATCGGCCGTCAGGGCTGTCCAGAGTCCCCTCTACTTTTTCTTCGGGAATATCGAACCATCGACCGTCCGAAGCGCGCCGGGCGGACCACCTGCCATCGGATCTGGAGACACCGGCCGCAGGCGCGCAATCTCTTAAATTGCAACACGACACGCTCGGGTTATCGGGCATGTTCCACGTCCGATAGAACTTCTCATGGATCGCGGCGTCTTGTGGCGGGTGATGGTGCTGGGCAGACGCGCGCACAGCAACGAACGCCAGCGCAGCAGCGATCAGGACGACGAGGCAGCGGAGGTTAATCATGCGTCTTCGGCCGTCGGAGTCGGCGGGATGATGCTCAGGTCGATTTCGCCAACGTGGCCGGGGTGGATGAGGGTGACGGCAATACGCCCGTGCGGCTTCTTTGTCGGCTCACCGAGGGTGATGCAGTTGCCAAGAACGCCAGCAACCGCGCCCTTTATCGTGTGCACCAGATCATCCGCCGGTGACGCCTGATCGGTCCACGCGACTGCGATTAAATCGATGTCGCGCTTCAACGTGCCGTGCACGGCGACCGCGTAGCCTTTGAACAACGCAGCCGTTCGGATGGCTGGCAGAACCGCATCAAGGATCGACCGATTGAACGCGCCGGTAGCCTCCCTGATCGCTGGGTTCGCATGCTTATCCATGCGGATTCACCACCGCGAATCCCGCGAGCGAACGGACATGCAGGCGCGTTCTCCGGCCGCCGCTGTTCGCGTCATAGGCCAGCACCTTTCCGCCCCCGAGGACTTGCTTGATGACGAAGACGTGGCCCCGACGGGCTGCGGCGTGGCCGGGTGCTTCCATCCCCTTCGGGACGCGCGGGAAGCGCAGCCAGTTCGCCGCAAGCCAGAGCGACCGTACCGGGCGGCCGAACACTTCCACCGCAGCCCCGCAACCACAGAATGCCCTACGCGGGCAGCCGGACGGGTGCGGCAGGACCGTGGCCTGGATTCCATTCAGGAACGACCGCTGCGTCTCGCCCGGAGCCAGCGGTCCGCCGAATTCGACGTTTCGGTATCGGTCGGCGCGACGGGCTTCGCGGGATGATGTCGGCTTTACCGACGCCACCGGCACACACGGCATGGTGATGTTGCAGTCGGGATGCAGCCACCTCGCCTCTGCCGGATCGGTGAACAGCAGCGAGAAAACGAACAGCACAAAAGCACACGCGCCAAGAAGCGCGCCCAAAAGGACGTCTTTCATTCAAACTCTCCAGTGATGATGGAAGGGGTTAGTCTCGATTCCGCCAAGACTTGAAAGATTCCCAAGCCACAATGCTCAGGAAGCTCCAGACCAGCGGGAAAAGCAGCAGCATAACGAGGTCGATCCTGGCGATATAACTCATGAGAATTCACGATCGATGCCGGATTGCCCTCGGATGAAACCCTCTCCCCGGCGAAGGTCTCGGACATCGCGCTCGACATTAGTGAGGCGCGTGTCGGTGTTATCCAGCCGGGTTTCTGCCACGGCCATCTTGGTCAGAATATCGCCCATCTTCTTGATCTCGACTTGTATCGAGGCCACGTCGCGTTGAAGCACTGAGACTGTGTTTCGCATCGAGATCAGCACCAGCATGCCGCCGCCAGCAATGGCGATGACTTGAATGATGCTGCCGACAGAGATGGTCCAATCAATCTGCATTCCGGCATTCCCATCCCGAGCCTGAGTTATTTTGCGCCATAATTCTGGCGAACCTTGCCGTACCAGCCGTTGTAATTCGTGATGATCGCGTTTGCGCGCTTGCGGCCGGAGCGTTCGCGGGATGCGACTGCGATGGCGCTCTCGCCCGGTTTCGGATCAGGAACAACAACAGGCTTTGCGAATGTTGGCGCGGCGGGAAGGTTTCGCTCCAGCGGCTCCTTGCCGTAGCTACCGCAACCGATCAGCATCAGGCTTGCTGAGCAGACAACGAGCAGAGACAGGACGCTTCGCAAGTTCGGCTTCCAACTTCGATTGGACTTCACGGTCGATCTCCTCTGTTTTGGATTGTTCGGACGCGATCCGCGCGTCTTCCTTGGCGAGAAGTTCGCCAATGCGAATGTCGCGCTGCATGATCTCCACGGCGCGCTGCTGGGCCGCCGCTTCACATTTCCTGCGCTCGGAGTTCACACCGGATTGGCGGATACCAATGACCAGCGCCAAGCCAAGCCCGCCGATCAGCAGATAGCGTCCGATGGATGAAGCAAGGAACGCTGCGATCGATGCAAGAACACCCATCAGTTAAGCCTCCCTGTTCGCTTGGCATCGACGATGCTGTCGGTCGCCTTGTTGGCGCTGAGATACAGCAGCAGCGCAACGCCGCCGATTCCGACGAACCACACCCACGCCGGAACGTCGGCAAACCAGTTCATGACCGGCTGCACGTATTCCTTCAAGCTCTCGAAATAGTCCGACGCACCTTTGAAGGCCGCGACGATCATTGCGCCGAAGCCCGTCACCTTGGCCCAGAAGCGCTGCCAGAGCGTTTGACGGACGGCCTCGACCTTCGGCGCGATATCCTTTGCTGTGACGTTGGCACGGTCCACAGACACCGGGCGCGACCAGCCGTCAGCAACGCACTTATCGATTGCTGCGACCAAGGCCTTGTCGATCACGGGATCGCCGGTCAGGCCACGGTCGTTCTTGAAGGCCGCGATGGCTGCCGCCGTCTTGCCGCCCCAGACGCCGTCCACGGCCCCGACCTCATGATAGCCAAGCTGCTCCAGCTTGCGCTGTATCGTCTCGACATCGATGCTGGGTGATGTGGTGACGGGCTGGACGTTGGACGGCCCCGTGTCGTCATCGTCCAACTCGTCGGCCGGTGCGTTGATTTCTTCGACTTCGTCGGCAGGCACAGACATGACGCCGAGCGGCTTGACGGCCTGCGGCTTCCGTCCGCCGTTATCGACAAACTCGAAATGCATCGGGTCTTTCCGACCCGTGTACCAGCCGCCCCACATCGCACCCTGCCGACAGAAGGCATCGATTACGAACTGAGGCATGTTGCCTTTTTGATAAAGGCCATTCTCAGAGGCGTTCAGGTCGATGGCGGCGGCATAGGCATGGTTCGACCACTTCGTCGAAGATCCCCGCACCATTCGGTGATAGTAGGCACCCGCGTATTTTGAGACCCCGGCAGCGTCGATCTTCTTTTGATCGTGGCCGCAAACGTCCCAAATTTCATTCAGGGCCGCGAGCAGTGCTGCGGCGGCCTTACGGTGAAACTGGATCGCCTTGACCCGCTTCCCCTCGTAGTACATCGCGAACGGCGGCACGACCGGGACCATCTGCGATCCGATCTCGCCCTTGCCGGGGTCGCCGTAAAAGGCGTTACGCGCCGCCTGGTTGTCCTTCGGCCATTTGGTCGCCATGACTTACAGCCACCACCAGACAGCAACCAGCGACACGGCCCAGACCGCCAAAGCCCCCTTCGGCCTTGCCTTGATCTGGTCGGCGGTCCATTCCAGCGGCTTGGACAGTTTGTCGAAAAATGCCTTCATTTCGGCTTCTCCATAGGTTCGCGGCCCGCGAGGGCGGCTTTTCGATTGTTAAGTTGTGATATAAACCATCGCCATAGCCGGAAATCGGTAACTCAACGAAAGGTGGGGGTAGATTATTATGACGAAGGGACCGTCTCCCGGATCGCGACTACACATGTCAGACCGAGAAATCGAATTCCTGAAATTGAACCTCGAACCATCACGAACATATCTCGAGTTCGGCGCTGGCGGCAGCACGGAACTGGCCGCGCAAAATCATCACCGCCGCATTGTTTCCGTTGAAACGGACGCGGCTTGGATCGAAAAACTGAAACTAGAGCCAATAATTCAACTCGCAATAGAGCAAGGGCGGCTGAAATTCGAGCATATAGATATCGGCCCGGTAAGGCCTTGGGGTTTTCCAGAGGGAGAGTCGCTATTCCGAAATTGGCCGATGTATCACACCGTACCTTTCGTAAAGTACGATTGGCATTACGATCTCATTTTGATTGATGGCCGCTTCCGAGTCTCATGTGCACTGGCCGCTCATTCCTTCATGGAGGATGAGGCCATCATGCTCTTTCATGACTACCCGAACAGAATGTGGTATTCTGAAATTGAAAAATTCTTTGATATCGTAAATTCTGCAGAAACGTTTTTTTCATTCAGAAAACGAAAAAATATCAACTATCGGTCGCTATATGCATCCATTATGAACAGCATGTTTGATGTTCGATAGAACCATTAGATGTACCAGCCCGGCGACGTTGTCGAACCTGCCGAGTTTCCGGGAAAGAAATTCGCGCCGCCGCCTGCTGAATCCACGCCACCGCCATTGTTCGCTGAATACCTAACGCCAGTCACTGTTCCCGTAAGGCTGAACGTCGCGGAGCCTGCCGTGAGCACCCCGCCACGATTTGCAAACGCAAACGCAGTCGAGAAGTTGAAGGTTCCAGCCAGGACATTAATGGTGCTGCCGAAGACGTTGAGCAATCCGGTCTGGTCAGCGAGGTAATGTTGGGTGGCGGCCCCGACGATGGCATATGTGATGCCCTGAGCGCTGATAAATCCATTGAGAGATCGCATATGGGCCGCGCCCGCCGCGCCGAACCTCACATATCCCGAGACCTGGATATATCCGCCATTCTGCGCAAGAAGCACATGTGTCGCGCCGCGCAACTCAACGCCTTGGACCGCGATCTTGCTGCCGAAACCATCGACTACGAGCGTCGCTCCGGAGGCTCCGGTAACAATGTAGTTTCCCGTGTTTGCAGGATTTGTATCGCCATTGATCGTAATCTTGCCCGCGCCGACTTGCGAAGAACTGACTGAGATATTCCCCGTGAAGGTTCCGGTGCCAAGTTGTATCGTTACATCGAAGCCGCCGAGATCGAGTGAGCTAAAGATAACATTGACCGCTTTTTGAACCGTCAGGAACGCGCCGCCGGATGCATTGGATAATCCGTCGTTGCTGTCGCTGCCGTCGGTGCGGACATAGTATGTGCGGTTTGTGGTGAGCTTCTCACGCCCACCACCTGCTGCAAACTCCGAGATCACAATCGCCGTTGACCCGAGCGTCCCGCCCTTGTCCGACGTGCAGCGATAGAGCTTGTCCGCCCCCGCCGTGCCTTCCATGACCGAGAAATATCGGCCGGGATGATCGTTGTAGGTTGCGAAGGCGGCGGCACGCGATGCCGCGCCGCTTGCGGCCACGACATAGACGCCATTTTCCGCTGGCGTGGACTGCCCTGTCAGAAGCACAAGATCGTTCGTTGCCAGCGTCACGCCGTCGAGGCTGTCGCCATTCTCAAGCGCGCTGGCAATTGTCACGTTCGTTGTCGCCGCGACCCTGACGACGGTTAGCGCCGACGCACCGTCGATTCCGTTTGTGCCATCGACACCGTTTGTTCCCTTAAGATTTACCCCAGAATCAACCCACGCGAGAGGAGAGCCGGTCAGCGTATACAGATCAAGATTTGTCGAATCCGCATCGATCCATATCGACCCGGCAACGTAATCGGTATCAGGCTCTGCGTCCTGCACCAAAACGGTAGCGCCGTTTCGGCCATCCAAACCTTCCACCACAACAAGTTCGAAGCCGAGACCATTCACATCGCGGAGAAACGTGGTGCCGTCTGGTGCTGTCGTGGTGTCCAGCGTGTTCAGCTTATAGATACGACCGTTTGATTTAAGGACGATGAGAAGCTGGAGCGATAGATCGGCATTCGCAACCTCAGTTGCATCCGCCATAACCAGCAACGATCTGACTTTGCCGAAAGTGCGGACGTCGCCTTTGGCAACCGCCACACCATCGACATAGACGATATCAATCGGTCCAGCCATCAGTTCAATTCCTCAAACGCAGCGATGATTTGCTCGCGCGTGGTGATCTCGCCTGAAATGATCAGGTCGTCGATTTCACGGCTTCGGTGAAGCGCGCGACGAATTCCGCTCCGACCTCGTAGCTCGG